CATCTCTGGCGATGTTCTTTTCCATCAACTTTATAATCAAACCCATACTCTAAAGATTTGGCTTTTAAATCATCAATCAGATTACAGTAATCATCATATTCTTTTTGATTATCCAATATCCACAATGATTTTTCTTTGTCCCAATACATGTACTTTGAATTTCCAGCGGGTTTAGGCACTGCTATTAATTTCTTATCTTTTATAAACTCTCCATCATCAAGCTGGACATCTATTCCAGCTCTTACTTTTTCTTCTTTGCTCATTTCTCTTAGTACATCATCTTTAAAAAATGGATATTGATATGTTATATCAGTTATTATCATATCTTGAGTATAACCTTGAAAATATGATGTAGGCGATTTTAAGACATCTTCTAAACTTTCTGCATAAACAGAAAATATTAATTTTTCTTTTTTATAAAAGTTTATTGTTTTCATTTTTTCTCCTTTCAAATGTGAGTAGATTTTCAAATTTATTAACTTTTTATAGTTTTAAATAGAAATATTTTAAATTAAACTAGAATATTGCTCTAAGAAGTATAAATTTCCACCATTGTTTATAACTTTTAAAGTCTTGTTTGTCGCATTATATCTAATTTCTATTCCATTAAATCTCAAAATATCATTGTTTGAGTGAAATATAGTTCTAAATAAAAAACACATTCTTTCTTTTCCAGATTGAACAGCTGTTCCAACACCTAATCCAAAAAAATACCAATTTTCATTTATAGCAATAGATGTAGTTCCATCAGGAACCAATGACCCACCATTATAAAAAAGTAAGATTGTTTTTCTTGTTAGATTTTCCAATCTATCCAAAAGGCTATTATTATCTAATGGAATAAAATTAGTCACATTTGCAGATACATCTGAATTTTGATTTAAACACTTATACATTTTTCTTGTGTTTCTATCATAGTAGATGTAGTTTACATCTTTTACTCCTGTCTCTTGTATATCTCCACCATACCCAACACATCCAAACATTCTAGCTAGCATCATACCTTCGAGAGCTTTTCCTTCAGTGGTTCCATATTGTACTATCCCTGCTTTTTCTCTCGTTGCTCCTTCTTGTATTTTAGTAACAGCATTATTTAATTTCTCTGTTTCTTTATCAATCAACTCTGAGTTTTGATTAAAATCGTCTATATTATAATAATCATTTCCCCCGGGTTTAATTAATCTCAAATGCTTAGTATATTCTGCCATTTTTTATCTCCTTTCGTCATAAATATTCCTATTTTTTATAGTTTTTAAAGATGTATGTTTCATAGAACTTAACTCAATATGTTTGTGATACTTTCCAATAACATCAGCATCATTATAAAGTCTAGTATCATAAATTGCTTTATGTGTTTTAAGTTTTAAGCTATTATGAGTCAAATAAGCCACTTGGTTATGTGTGTTGTATCTAAACTCAATTTTGAAATTTAGATGTGCTGGTTTATTAATGTAAATGAAATTCTTGAAATTATCTAAGTTCTGAGGTATTCCGACTACTGATGTAAATTTTATTATGAAAGAATAATCATTGTAATTTTCAATAACTTCAATTTCTCCATTTGTGAATATCTTTGCTTGTTCTTTTAAAACTTGTGGAGTAAAGATATTCTTCGATAGTAAAGTATAGATAATTCTGTCTTTTCTATCCTGTAGACTCCAACCATTTTTATAGTCTAATTCCATAAACCTTTCATAATTAGCCACTTGTTGCTCATTAAAAAAAGCTATGAATAATAGCTCCTTGTATTTTTGTATATCATTTTTAGCATATTCACAGATTAAATCTAGTGTTCTTATCAAATCTTCTTGTAATGTGTTTCTAGCTACTTTAGAGACTTTTTTAATTAATCTATTGCTCATTTATAATCACTGTCCCAACCACTAATATCTCATCATCTGCAATTTCTATATTAGAATTAGAATTGTTTACTTTTACAAAGTTATCATTTACTCCATCTATTTCTAAAATAGCTTTCTCTAAACGATTGATAGATAGTATTGTCTTATTAACTTTCTCAAATGTAGCATTCCCAGTTTTTATAACAGCTTTTAAAAGAGATTCAATCTTTTCTTTTACATCTGATAAAGCATATCCAGATTTTAATATAGTATTAACTTCTATGTTTATAGTCTTAGCTCTAAAGCTTTCTATAGTTACATCAGCTCCAACAGGTCTACCATCATCACTCTGTATTCTTTCTCTAACTTTTTGAATTAGACTAGAATCGGCTACATCATTATTATAATTGGCAATTAGAACTTTAACAGTTCCATTCCCATTCCAAAGAGGTTTTACTAAGACTTTTCCAACTCCATCAACTTGCTTAGCCCATTGCTCATAATCATAAATATTTCCACTATGAGCAGGTCTCGTAGCTTTTTCTTTTGCTCTAGCAACTAGTATAGAATTAGGTTCTTTATCATATCCATTGATAATTTCTTTTTCATTAGTAACACTGTAGATATTACTATTTTGAATTTCAAATGTTGTTATTTCTCCTATTGCAGCATTACCTATTTTACCTTCAGATAAACATTCTATTTCTATTTCTGCAACTCCTGATGTACTTAAATATTCTCTTCTTAAAGATTTATACTTTATACCATTTCTATTAAGAAATATTGTATTTTCTTCTATGAGAGAGTTTGCTTTTCCTGTTACTTTTAGAGTTCCTTTTGCCTTAGTTCCAACTCTTCTTTTTACTCCAAACATTAAAGCATGCTTATCAACATATTCATCTTCTGTTGCAGTATCTATAAAAGTTTGTTTTTCCCAGAACTCTAATTCTTTGTAGACTTCTTCTGCTGTAATTCCAAAAGTTGCTGCAATATCAAAGTTATAAGTACCTTCCATTTTTGAGAGTGGGTTTTTTAAGTTATCTAAGAAATTATTTCTTAATTCTATTCTATCTTTCACTTTACACCTCCATTTCTAGCTCACCATACACTGTTTTAACATTAAATGTTATTTGTGGAACATATTCATCTTCGTTAGAAATGTCAAAATTATAGCACTCTGTGATGTAAGGATTTACTAGTAATGTATCTCTTATTTGATTAATCATTAAAGCATCTTTAACTGTTTTATGATAGATAGTTCCTATATTGGTCTCTAATTCACTTCCATATTCATCACTATGTACATCAGTATACCTAAATCTTTCAGTCTTTAATGCTTTGAATATCCATACTTTTAAAGCTTCATTTTCTTCTAAAACTTTTATATCATTCCCTTCTTTGATATACTCTCCAGTTTTAAAGTCTATAGCATATTCTTTAAAAATTGGCATTTCTTCAACTTCTGTTTCTGATTTTTCAAGAAAAATATTAAAATCTTTTTCCACATTACACCCCCTCTATAGCTCCACTCGGCATTTTAACTATTTTTGTTACAACTACATAATGTACACCCAGAACAAGCACTAATACTTCATCGCCTTTTTGGAGAGTATCCTCAAACCATATATCTTTATGTGATTTATATGTCCCATTACCTTCAAATGTTCCGCTTCCATTTAATTTTGGTATCTTATGCCCCATAGCGTCTTGAGTAGTATTATTATAATCGTATTTAGCTACATCTATTTCTATTTTGTCTATAATTCCATCAATACTGTAATCTCTATGATAGTGAGGTAATAAGTAATTACTACAGTAAATTTGCTCTGAAGGGATAGTTTGCCCATCAAATTCAATTGTTAAATTTGGTGGAGGAGTAAGCACACTAGCTTTTATGATAGATGTTCCTTTTATAGCTTGACTTATCATTTCACCTATCATTAATCCTAAATCACTCATCTCTTATCCCACCCTTCTGGAAACAGTTGATCCAATTTACTTACTTTTTTAGCTTTTCCTTTTTTAATTTTCTTACCTTTTTTATTTTTGTCACTTTTTTTAACTTTTTCTTTGTTTTCAAATTCTGCTTTATCCATTACATTTTCAAAAGCTAACTCAATATTACAAAAATAAGTTTCTCCTTCAAAGACATGAGCATCTGATTTAACTAAGAAATCTCCAACAAGTCCACTATGTGGCTCTTGTATTCCTATGTTATACCCTGCTTGAATTAATACATTTCCTAAACATTGTAATTTTGCACTTTTTTCTACACTTTTTAGCATATCCTTAGCATTTGCTATATTATCCACATCTTTTTCATATTGCATAACTTGTTGAAATAGTCCAAATTTCTTTTTATCTTCTGCATTCTCTACTTTATTAAGTATTTGTTGCTTTTCATTCTCAACTTTATAGATAACAATTTGATTTATCATATTCTCTATGCTTTCTTCATAGGAAGATGTAGAAATGTTATCAGCACTTGTTAAAAGAACATCAGCATGTGTTCCTTGCTCAACTATATCTATTGCTTTATCATTACTCACGATAGAATAAATCTTTTTATTTTTTCTATGTTGAATAGTATAAGCATTTAATATAATTTCATATCCGCTTCTGTCAATAGCTGGATAAGTACAAGTAACCTCATCTTGCGGTATTTTACCTACTTTTAAATTAAGTTCTCCGCATATTTCTTTTAATATTTCACTTGGTTTTTTTCTAAAGAAGTTTTTAACAAAGTTATTTTTATTAAGATAAATAGAATTATCATAAGCATAGAATGTCTTAATATCAGTATCTCCTTTTCTTGAGTGAAAAAATACCTTTCCAACAAATAATTTTTCATCATCATAAGAAAATTCAATTTCATCTCCTATTTCAGTTATGATATCTCCTAAGTACTCGACTTCTAATTTTCTAGCCGTTCCATGAATTGCTCCACTCCAAATAACCTGAATAAAAATATTTTTATATTCTTTTCCATTAACATAAATTTTAACTTTTTCCATATTATCACCTTTGAAGTAAGCCTCTAGCTGCATCTAGCAGTGTTTTATTTTTAGTAACTTCTATTAAACTTATTTCTACATCAATATCTCCAGTTCTTTCAACTATAGAAAAATTTAGAGTTTGGATATAGCATTTAAAAAATATATTGAACTCAGGAACAATTAAAGTTAAAGGCTCTTTATCGTTTTTTAATTTAGTTAATGTTTCAACACAGCCAGATGGTGTTGCAGACAGTAAATAATTAAAAAAAGGAGATTTAAGATTAGGAAAAAATGTAGAAAATGTAATTCTTTCAGCTTTTCTATTTCCTATTAATGTCTTTTCTCCTACATCAATTATTTTAAAAATCTGTATGTCTTGCTCACTCTCAATCTTTAAATCCAAAGGTGGAACCACAAAGAAAAAAGGAGTATTTGTAGAATTTTTCAATAAAATAAATGTTGGTTTCATACCGAGCCTCCTTTAATTTGTAGTTTGTACATAAGTCATTAAATTTTTCATAATTTTTTGTTTACTCAATTCTGCAACTTTCTCAACATCTGCTTCATTTTTTATTACAACTCCCCCCATATTTAAATTTATTTGTGGAGAAAATGTAACATTTTGAGGTGGAACTTTAATATCATTATTACCTTTTTTAACTTCTGGAACTTTTATTTTTTCAGAAGGTTTAGCTATATAGTTCAGAGTTTTATTTTCTACTACAGTTTTTACATTTTTTCTTTGTTCTTCAAAAGCACTAATCAATTTTGAAGTTAACTTATCGTAACTAGGAGTTGCTATTTTTATTATTTCTTTTTTAGGTTCTTCTTTTTTATTAGAAATATCTTTTATTGGTAGATTTAAAGCTTTATCTTTTACAAATTTATCTTTGTCATTTTTAAGATTAATAATAGGGGAGATAGTAGGGATATTCTCTTTTTTAGATTCAAGAATTTTATTTTTATCTATTTCTATATTTACTTCTGGAGAAAATGCATCATTTAACTTTGTATCTCTTATTGGCTTTATACCTATAACGTCATTTATTTTTTCTTTAGTTTTTATATATTGGCTTTGAGAATTTGTAGTATCTCTAAGCGGTACTCCAACTTGAGAAGCTAAACCATCTATTTTTTCTTTAGTTTTTTGATACATCATGTCATAAGCTTCTGTTATTTCTTCTATACTATTTCCTAAAGGTTTGTATACTAAATCTTTTATAGCATGTGGATCTCCATTTTTGGCTTTCAATTCAATTCTCTCTCCATATTCTTTCCAATACTCTTGTTTTTTTTGTTCGTTTTTAATAAAAAGTTTTTTCCTTTTTTCTTCTTCTTCCTTTGTTTCAGGTCTCATCTGCCAAATTTTATTATTATTTTCTATTATCTCAGATTCAAGATTGTTTTGTTTAATAGACTTATTAGTCATAAAATATGAACCTATATTTTTACCTATTTCTGCGGTTTTTCCTACTACTTTAAGTCCCCATATTACAGGTTCTAATAATGTTGCTAAATCAGATACTAAATCTATTGTTGTATTTAGATACCCTATAACCGTATCAAAAAATGCTTGAACATTTTCTTTGGAAAATGTATCACTGTCTGTTAATTCAATAATTTTTCCAGTTAAATTTTCAATGAGACTTGTTATAGCTGGTGCAGCTGCTTCTCCTATATGTAGTTTCAAATTATCCCAAGCACTAGCTAAAGCTTTTATTTTATATTCAGGTGTATTCTCTTGAAGTTTATTAAACTCTTCAGTAGCTCCTTTAGAATTGTATATTGAGTTAGCTAATGTTTCAAAACTTTCTTTAGATGTTCCTAAGAGTGAAGTTATAATTCTCATCTGTTCAGAGCCAAAAATAGTAGTTAAAATATAGTTCCTTTGTTCATCAGTCATTCTAGCTAATATTGGTCTCATTTCTTCCACAATTTTTCTTAATCCTTTAAATTTACCTTGACTATCATATAACTTTAAATTTATAACTTTTAAAGCTTTATCTATATCAGGTGTAGACTTAGCAAGTCTTGTATAAACTGCTGCTAAGTTTCTTCCTGCTTGTCCTGATTTTGTACCATTGTTAGCAAGAGTTCCTAATAATATATTTACTTCTTCCATACTTTCAAAACTTCTTGAAGTGGATGCAACATATTTATATGCTTCACCTAGTCCAGCTATATCAGTGTTAGCATTATTCGCTGTTGCTACCATAACATCCATAAGTCTGTCTGCGTCTTCTAAAGCTAAGCCAAAAGCTGAAATATTATCTGTTAGTATATCTGATGTACTAGCTAAATCCTGCCCTGATGCAATAGACATTTTTAAAAGTTTGGGTGTCATTTCCAGTACTTCATTTGTTTTCATTCCAGCCATAGCTTGATAATATTGAGCTTCTGCAACTTCTTGAGCAGTAAAAGGCATAGTTTTTCCAAGCTCTAAAACTTGTGATTTTAATTTTGCTGTATCTTCAATGGAGGCTCTCATTATTCCTCTATTTCTTGTTATTGCTGCATCTAATTTAGCATATCCTGTATAGGCATCTTTTACAAAATCAAATACAGCCATAACTCCTTTAAAGGCTCCAAATCCTATTGCTAAGTTTTTTAAATTTTCAAAACTACTTTTTATACAATCAGCAGTTTCTTTTACAGCTCCTTTTGCACTTATTGCATTTTTGGAAAAAGATCCTAATTCTTTACTAGCTGATTTTATTTTTGAAGAAAACTTATCTTTTAATTCAAGAGTTGCACTTAATACATGTTCCAAATTTTCACCTCCAATAAAAAAGAGGAGCTTTTATACTCCTCTTAGTGTTTGATTAAATATATTTTCTAAATTCTTCTATCATATGCTCAAAGTATCTAAAATTTGGAATTTCTTTATTACAATACTTTGCTTTTTCATGAACCCAGTATCCATTTTGTTCTGTTTTCAAGTTGTATTTATTAGAAATGATACCTATCTTTTGAGCAGATACTCCTAATATCTTTGCTATTTGAGTGGCAGTTATAGTCTTAGCTTCCACTTCTGGTGGTGGAATTAACTCTCTACCTGTTAAAACTTTTGTTGCTTCTGACACTAATATTTCTTTATATCTTTCACTTTTTGAGAATGGTATTAAAGATTTTAACATTTTAGCCATTCTTACATTTGCATTTTTTTCCATTATTTCAAGTCTTTTATCTTTATCTATACTTGATTTAAGTTCTTTAAGTTTGAAATATCCCTTAACTAATTGTCTTTGTATTTGCCAAGATAAATCATCATCAAATGCTTTGTTTAGCATTAAATAACCACTTTCTGTAAATAAAATCATTTCTTTCATTGCTGGAGCAAATGCCCATAAATCTTTTAAGGTCGCTGAAAGCGACTTTGGAATTTCATTTCTTTTAATTACATAAAAATCTTCTCCTTCAATCATCTTATCTCTATTTCTATTAAATTGTTCATTAATTCTTTTAACTTCTCTATTATGAACTTTTGCTATATCCCAAGCAGTTACTACTCTTTCTTTTTTATATTCTTTTATTCCAAGTTCTACATTATTTATTTTTACTAATTTATTTTCCATTTTTATTCACCTTACCTCTTTTCTTTTGATATTTCATACCTTGTCCAAAACCAAACATAAAAGCTGTTCCTATCATTTCAAAAATACCTTTTGAATTATCTCTAATATTATTAAGTTGCTCAGTTGTCATATCATAATGAGTTGTTAAGTGTTTTCTACTTTCTTTAATTACCTTTTCCATATTTGCATACATAAAAAAATACCTCCATTTTAATTTTTTAGTTGCCAAAATAGAGGTATGCAGTGTATAATATTTACATACCAATACTTTGGTGGAGAGATAGATTGTAAGTTTCTCAGGCTTGTGTAATCTATCTCTTTTATTTTTCTTTCAAATAGTTTATTCCATCTCTTACACCTTCTACAATAGTTTTATTTTTCCTATTGCAGTAATCTTCTAAAATCTTATTAGTTTCTTCATCAATTCTAACTGTCAATTTTATTGATTTTGGCTTTAAAGATTTAGGTCTCCCTATCTTTTTTTTGTCATCCATTTTTCACACTCCTTTCTGACGACAACAATATTATAAATTGTTGACGACAAAAAGTCAAGAGAAATTTTTAAATTTTACTTTTTTCTCTTTTAAAGTTATAATCCAATATAGGAGAGGGGGCTCAAATATTGAATTAGGAAAGGAGGGGTAAACTATATGGACTTTTTATATTTTGATTTAAACTATTTAAAACAAAATGACATTGTAGAAGCTATAATAGAAGGAACTGAATGTAATGTCATTTTATTAAATAGTGTTAATTTCTCTAATTATAAAAATAATAGAGAATACCATTATTATGGTGGGCATTGTAAACAATCTCCTGCTGTAATAACTATACCACATTATGACCACTGGTATCTAGTTATTGACAGTGGAAATGTTAAAGTAAGTGTTTCTGTAATAGAAGCCTAATAATTATTAAAAGAGGAGTTACTCCTCTTTTATTTTATATCCATATTTTAATTTACTAATAACTTCAAGTTTTTCATTTACCATTATATAGCCAATATTCTTTCCTTGTGGGTCAGTTATAAAAACTCCCACTCCTTTTAATGTTTCACTTTTCATATGTCCTCCTTAAAAAGAAAAAGAGAGTTAAAAACTCTCTTAATCTCTAAACTTATTTTTTTCAATTAGTATTTCCTACTATTATAGCAAGTCCAACTATACTAAATACAACTAAAGCAGTAATTCCCATAGATTTAAAATAACCTAATCTTTCAGTCCATCTATAATATTTCCCTGCATACACTATTATAAGAATAATTATAATTAAACCTATCATTTAGAACTACCACCTTTCAACTTTTTTCTTATTATACTTTTATAATGCTATTAAGTCAACTCATTTCATCAATTAAAATTCTATAAAAAAAATATAATTCACTTTTTGATAAAGTTTGAAGTTCACGGAGAGGATAACCTCTTAATATATATTTAGAAATTGTGAAAGTTATCCAATCCGTTTTTATTAGTTTTTTATATCATCATCTATAACAGAAATAAATTTGCTTATAGTTCCAGCTTGAGATATATCTGATTTTTCTAAAATAGTTTTAGCTAAAGAGTAAATAGTTGAAAATGATAAAATTTTCTCCACCACATCTGTTGGATTCATATTACATTTTAATTCATCTATTAGTTTGTCATCTCTAAAAATAGAGCAAGAATTGTAAATAACTTCAACATCTGAATCTTGTTTATTTTCTAAGATTATATCTAAATAATCCTTACGACTAATAGTTTCACATTCTATTTCTCTATCTAATTCTTTTACTAAAACTTTAAATTTTTTCTTTTTTTCTCTTTCTTTTCCTGCTTTCAATAAATCTTCAATGGTCGCTAACATTTTATCCTCCTATTTTATATCATTTTCATATTTCAAATCTTCTGGAGTAAATCCAAATGGATACTCTTCCTCAACAATTTCTCCTCTAGTAATGTTGATTAAATCTATTGAGTTAAACCAAACATTATCAAGAGAAATTCTTTCTTCTTGTTTTCCTGGTGTATCCGGATCAGATAGATTAGTAACTATTCTAACTCTAACATCTCTACCCTTTAACAATTTTTGAAGTATCTTTTTACCTCTTGAGTATACTTTTTCAAGTGTAACACTTCCCTCACCTTTTAAAGCTACAATTTTACTATCCACAGATAGCCCTAATTGTACATCTTTTCTGTCAGCTGTTACTTTTGCATTTACTTTTGTAAATTCAGCTATTTTTTCATTATCTATCCAAAGAGTCCCGTGAGCACCAGCAATGGTATGATAGCCTCTTATATTTGTATCTGCCATTTTTACCTCCTATCACATCTTTATAACCAAGCTAAGATTTGCCATAGTATCTGCAAATCTAACATCACCAGTTAAAAATACATCATCACCAGATGGATATTTTAAGATTTCCATTTCTGTCATTTCCTCTGGGTCTTTTCCATCTAAAATAATTAATCTTTTTTGTGCTTCTAAGTCTATTTCAATCTTATTATCATAGTCTCCAGATAAAACATTTGGAGCCATTTCTTTAAAATATACTTTTGTAACATTAGAACAGAAATTCATTTTATTATTGTAGTCATTTATGTAAATTCCTAACCAATAATTTTTAAATGTATCTCTTATGTCATCTGTTATAAAGCACATTCCCTCAACTATTTTGATTTTTCTTGTATCTTTCTTCCAAGTGCTATCAAAAGTAGTTTTTGAGTTTACTCCATAATTGACTCTAACCTTTTCATCATCATTGTATAAAGAGAATTTACCAAGTTTTGGCTCAAAATAATCTACTTCTTTTAAATCACTCATTACAAAGTTATCTGCTGACCTATTTAAAGGCATTCCTGCTATAAGTCCAGCTATTGCTGCTGTATATTCTTGTGCTGTAAAATCTCCATATATAGATTTATAAGTTCCTGTATTTCCAAGCTCCACTATTGCAACATGATCTATATTATTAGCAAAGCTAGATACATATTTGACTGTTTTCCCTATTGCACCATCATTTCCAAATACTTCTTTAACCCAAGTTACGAGCTTTTGGTCATCTGCTTGCTCTGCTCCTGGATAAGCTAACCAGTGCATTTTTCTTTCTTTAAATTCACCTAGAACATCATCTATATTTTCTCCTGTTTGCAACACTCTTATTAAAACTTTTTTAGCTCCATAGTGCATCGCTAATTTAATGTACTTGGCATTTTTAGCATCCCATTCTTTCTCTTTTAAATCTGCTATAGTTTTTAGAGTATTCCATTTAACAGTTTTCTTAGTATCTTTTAATATTAAGCAAACTATACCTCTCTCACTTCTTTGAATAGCAGTTGTTGCAAGAGTTTTAAACTCTATATTAATGTTTGGACTTGCTTTTATTTGTCCTACTTCATTTCCCATTAATTGCTACCTCCTTCTTTAAATCTTAATTCTAAATCATTCATTAACTCATAATCATAAGGTTTTCCATATAAATCATATAGACTTAATGTAAATACATAATGCCCAACTCTATCTACAATTTTTATATCTGTATTTCTTAAAGTTAGGAATCTATCTAGTACATGTAAAACCTTTTTACCTTCTATTTCCAAAGCATCATCTAAGTTTTCTAAATTCTCTAATATCTCAGCGTTAGTTAGCTTTCCATTAGTTTTTGGATAATAGATAATATCAATATCTATAGTTTTTAGCTCTCTATATTCAGAGTTAAATTCTTTTTTATAGCTAATTAAATCTATATAAAAACAAGGTTTTTTGACATTATCTATATCCTCACTATATGGGTTTACCTTTAGTTTTTCAGAAATAATCTTATTTAATGCATTCCTTATATCCACCCATTTCATTTTTTTATCAATCCTCCATAAAAATTTTTTAAATCTTTATAGAATTTAATTTGTCTCATAGCTACTGCTGTTCTAAGCATAAATCTACCTCTGACAAATTTTGTTTTACTTCTTCCTGCTCTATGACCATACTCGACATGATTAGCATAATTAGTCATATTAAATACTATTTGAGAAAACGTATTTCCAGTTAATCTTTTTCCATTTTCTCTTTGCCAAGCATTTTTTAAAGTACTAGTATCGACAGGTGTTAATTCCTTAGCATCTTTTTTTAAATCCTCAGCTTGTAACATCAAAAATTTTCCAGTAGCTTGTGGAGCTTTTTCTTTTATTTCTATAAGAATTTTATCGAACTCTTTAAATCCTTTAAGCTCCATAATCTACCTCATTTTCAGAAACTTCAGTTAGGACTATTTCTTTATGTTTTATGATGTTATAAGCCAAAGGTTTAGAAGCTTTGAACATATAAATAGCTCCATCTGCTTTTCTTGTAATTTTCAACAAATCATTTTGCTTTATATCTACATTTAAGCCTACAAATAGTTTATATTCTTGTGAACTGCTATTAAGTGGCTCAGGTGTAACACTTCTCAACCATTTCTGAGAAAGTCTGCAAGGAATATCTTTTAATATTTCTCTTTGTTCTTCATATGCTCCGCCGTATTCATCTGTAACTACAACAGAACGAATAACTGTAACTCTATCATTATGTAATTTATCTAATATACTCATACAGTACCAACCTTTCTAAACCTAAATAATTGGCTTTTTAAAGATAGAAATATTTCATCAGTTGTGTTATTAGATGTGTTATATTCTATTGTCGTATCTCCTTCAGTAACTTTAGAAATATTACCTTGTAAGTTCGTTTCTTCAATGGTCTTTAATGCTAAATGCTCTGCAAATGCTTCTATAAGCTCAAGTGGAAAATCATCTCTATTCATAAAGTTTAAAGCTTTTCTAACTAAAATTGTTACTCGAATTTTCAAAATAGCTTCGTTGCTAACATCGGTTAATTCTTTCACTTTTTCAATTATTTTGTTGTAAATTTCTTCCATATCTAACCTCCTGATATGAAAAAAAGCACTTAGAATTTAATTTCTAGGTGCTTTATAAATTATGCTTCTGATACTGTTATTTCAGGCTTCTTTGTTGTAAGTAACAATATTTTACTGTCATTTTTGAT